TCGTTGTACATATTCCCAGTTTCGTGATTAACCAGCTTAATACTTAAATATGTTTCTGTGCCCACATCTGGCAGCGTCAATGCAGGCGTAGCTGCACTGTTCCAGTCAGTATCATTTTCTGGAGCATCATCATCTTTAGCAGCGAGGTTATAGCTTGGCGATACTGAGGTATCAAACAAATCAATTTTAGCTGCGTTATATCCAGCCTCCATGTATTCAGCAAGGACAATATCACCAATTACATTAAGGTTAATTCTTAGAAAATAGTTCTCTACACCGAACAATCCAACGGCATCTTCGTAATGAAGATTGTATGGAACAACGCTAATCTCTGCAACTTCAGGCTGAGTGATACTTGCACCACTTGCATAATTAAGTACTTTCCCAGATGCATAACGATCTGGGTTTGTATTATCACTAGCAGAGTAAACCTGATCGTGTTTTAAGATTTCTGCTGTAACGTTCATGCTGCATGATATTACTTTCTTCTATTGTATTAAACATAGTCATTGACACAGTCAGATTGTTCCCTCAATGCCTTTAGAGCTTTATGCTCAAGAGTACGAACTCGATCTCGACTCATGTTTAGGATCTGCCCAATTGCAGTCATAGACATAGGTTCAAGCATTTCATCACCAATGCCGTAACGCATACTGATGACAGCAGCTTGCATCTCAGGCAGATCGCTGATCAGTGAGCGAATGTCTTCCTTAATAAACTGCTGTTCAAGCAGAAAGTCAGGCAGCTGTGTCTTGTCTTCAAGTAGATCAATTAGAGCTGTATCACGGTTCTCGCCAATCTTAATTTCAAGTGACGTTGGCTGACGTGCCTTGCACATCAAATCTTTGATGTCATCAACACTCAGGTTGAGGTATGCAGAGAGTTCGAATACATTAGGAATCTCACCATTCAGCTGACTTAGCTCACGCTGGGCTTTCTTAAGTTTGTTGAGGTTTTCTGTAACATGAATTGGTAGCCGAATCGCCCTCGATTTTTCAGCGATCGCCCTAGTAATCCCTTGCCGAATCCACCAATAAGCATAAGTACTAAACTTATAGCCACGGCCCGGATCAAACTTTTCGACACCTCTAACAAGCCCAATAGTTCCTTCTTGAATAATATCAAGCAGATCCATATTCCGTTTGGTATATTTCTTGGCTACTGACACAACTAGACGCAAGTTTGCTGTCACCATCTTGTCTTTAGCCTTTTCACCATCTCGAATCTCACGTCTTAGATCCTTGACAGTCATTCCCAATACACCTGCTAGATCTTCTTTAGTAGCAGTATTCGCTAGGTCTTCACACGCTTTGATTTCCATCAACCGTTGAACTTTACGTCCAAGCAGGATTTCTTCATCATGCTCAAGGAGTGGGATTCTTCCAATGTCGCGCAAATAGGAGCGAACAGAATCTCCAGAACTCTTTACTTGTGCCATATTCAATCTTCACTGATACTTAATTCTACCAGTGAAGATGTTATTTATCAACTATAAATACGTGCGAATCTTATGCTTTCTGTGGGCTTATCTTCTGCTTCTAGTGATTCAACTGCCATTGCTTGGGCAGCATGCTCGTTATATCCACGCTCTCTAAAATTCTGATAGGCAGACTGGTACGCCTCAACACTACTTTCAAAGTCTTCACCATGAGTCAGCATCTCTGCTGTCATTTGATTGGCAGCCTGATCAGGAACGCCATCAGTCTTCAAATGCTTCCAAATCGTTTGGAAGATTTCAGGATCATTAGCGCAATCGCCAGCCTTTCTAATATTCACAACGATGAACTAAGTATTATCTATTAATTCTATCAATTACGAATATCAGGCCATTGAGTTTTTCATGGCTAATTGCTGCATCACACTGATACCTCTTCGTTCAGCTTCTCCAGGTTGTGCAAATGAAGCGGTTGCGGAGTTAGCACCATGCTGTGCATAGATCATCGTAGAAACAGCTTGAGAAGCATCATGCTGTGCTTGAGATTGCTGAAGCTGAGCAGTGCGCATTGCGCCTTCTTCTTGAGCTCTCTGTCCAATAACTGCGGTATCAGCGTTTTGCCCAACATTGGTCATAAGTTGCTGTGCGCTGATCTGCTGCTGAGGGTTTAGAGCAACTTTGCTAGCAGTGCCTGCATCCATCAAGTTTCCAACCATAGGAGTGGGCTGGACCATACCCACTTCGCCTTTATTTAAATGAGCCTGAGCTAAAGTCGGATTAATCATCTCTACGAGCTTTCGTTGTTATTTATATTGTATGCAAATTAAATACGGCCCTGCTCTGGCCCATCTGCATAATCGATTGCTGCTAACAGTGCAGCGAGGCCACCTGACCCTGCAAGCGCCTGTCCAGCCATTCTTTGTGTGTTGTTGTCAGGGGCTCTATTTTTAAGTGCATAGTCGCCCCCAACACCTAAGAGCTCTTTAACAAAAATATCTAGATTCTTGTTTTCAGGTCTAGACGCGAGCTCAATAGCAGTTGCAATATCTTCTGACGTTGGCTTCCGGCCTAAAACCTTCTCAAGGATTTGAGGAGTGATTTTGCCATGAAACACATAATCCAGATCAGGATTAGAAGGCAACGACCCCGAAGAGCCGATGCCTAGTTCTCTTGCTCTAGCGCCAGAGTTGTATCCCATCAGTTGTCTTGGATCAGAGCCTTAGCCTGCAGAGCACCTTGGGGAGCCTGGGAGAGGTACTGCCAAGCCTGCTCAGGATTGCTGTCCATCATCTGGCTGAAGGAACCCCAGAAGTCGCTGGAGACATTTTCTTGGCGGCCAGGAGTAGGCATGTCCATTTGGGGACGCTGGAAGTTCGGGGGAACTTGTCCTTGCTCTTGAGCTTGAATCTCAGCTTCGAACTGAGCACGTGCTTCATGCTGCTCACGGACGTTAGTTTCTTCAGCAGTCTCGGTGGGGTAGGGACCGTTAGGACCGAAGAACTCGTTGACATAGTCAGCAAGCACGTCGGGGTTGGTGAGCATGAGGTTCATGGCACCGTTCTGTTCATGAGAAGCCTGGAGGCTGGTCACGACATCATTGCCACGGTGGACCTGCTCGATCAGAGCGTCCTCAACTGCACATGCATAGGTGTTCAGGAGAGCGGGAGCTTCAGCACCAAAGTGCTCAAGGACTTCAAGACTTTCGTTGCTGATTCCGCTTAGATACTGATCTTGAGCCTGGCTTGCTCCGTGCTGAGCTGCCTGCTGCACCAGCTGGCTGACCTCTGCTTCCGAAAATGCCTGGGTTGAAACTTGGGGCTGCGAAGTCGGGGCTACCGATTGCGCCATTGAAGCCCAACTGGGTTGTGTAGTTGCCTGCGGGGTTGGCGTCGTTTGGTAAGCCGAGGGTGAAACCTGGGCCTGGGAGGGGTTGGACGTATTCAGGCTTGCGCTCAGAGCCTGGAACGCCTGCTGCCATGGATTGCTCTGAGGAGCCGAAGCCTGCTGGGCCTGGGCCGGTGCCTGGTAAACCGGTGCCTGCGGTGCCACCGATTGGGCCGGTGATGCCTGGGAGGTCTGGGGTGCGCTCGTCGCGTACTGACTGGCCGCGCTGGGCACGTAATTGGTCGGCGCTGCTGAGCTCGTCTGGGGTGCTGCTTGAGTCGCCTGGTTTGTAACTTCCACTGTAACTTAACTCCTTACGTAAGAATTCTAAAGATCGATAAAGGAACCCTGTCATATCAAGGTTCGGGTCAGAAGCCAGAGGCATGTCTGGCATTTGTGGATGCGGTAATTGATAGAAACTACCGAGAAGACTAATAAAACTATTAATACTGCTTTGGGTTTGCTGGACCATCCTGAATGGAAATCCGCTTAGCATTGCGGCTCTTTCTTCATCAGTTTTTCCGGGGAAGAGGTACTTGAGAGCTTCAATAGAATCAACTCCAAGTTCTTGAAGGTTACGGACGACAATACTGTTATTCAGAATGTCTTCAGTGCTTTCTTCAAAGACTTCGCCCATCCATCTCCAACTGACTTTTGTAGAGCCGTCGGGGATGAGGCCAGTGACACCAGGAGGTATCTCACCTGAATCTAGTCTAGCACGCATCTCTTTATCACGTTTTTCAACAAACTTCCGATAATCCTTCTTGTATTTTTCAGCAGCTTTTTTGAACATTTCCTCGTCCTGATATTCTTCAGGTAGAGGCAACATGGGTTCTTCAAGTTCAATCGCAACTGCAAATGATTCTCTAAAGTTACGCTCTTCGGCGTAAATCATCATTGCAAATAAACGACACAGCCCATAAGTGAAAAGTGACCTTGCTTTCTTTTCAGCGGTGGCAGCAACACGTCCATAAAGTGTTTTAATTTCATATGCTGTTGCAGCAGTATTGATATCAATGTCGTCAACTCCACCTAAAGCTAGGCGGATCTCAGAACGGTATTGCTTGACATAAAGGTTTTGATCACCTGAGACGCTGTCAGGTGTCATATAGCCCACACGGTCTGTTGGCTCAAGATTTGCAATAACTCTTGGTACTTTGATTTGACCGTCTAGTGATGCTCCACCAAATGGCTGACTTACACGAGTACTGGCACGTGAAGAAGCACCAATTGGCGCAAAACCAGCTTGTGAGCTGATCGTTGGTCGGAAAGAGCTCTCGTCACCGCTGTCAACGATGTCATGCTTTGGCCTACTAGAAATAAGAGTGGGGTTACCGAAGAACTTCATGTTCTTACGGATGTTTCTCACCAATTCATCGTGATACAGAATCTGGTGTGCCAACCAATCGAACTCACCATTGCCGGTAGCTTCGCCAGTGCAGTCCATGTGATTAAACACTTCAACTGCAGGAATAAAGCCAAGGCTGTTTGTCAATACCTCGGTTTGGCCAGGGTTGCCCATAGGCATAGCACCCATCTCGTTGGCAAACTCAATTTTTTCGTCTGAGATCGTCTGCTCAATGCGATCCTTAAAGACTTTGAGTTGAATCCACTTCTTTTTGCCTGACTTGCCGTTAGCAGAAGGATAATTATCTGCTAGACCGTGAGTCTGTTGCACATTAAATGAATAGACAAGCACGACGGACTCAAGTTCGCCGGTTTGATCGCGATATGCTCGATAACTGTCTTGTGGGAAGTATAAAATTTGATAACTCTCTCCAGACGGTCTGAAGTAGAACAGGCCTTGGCCATCACACAAGAAATAATCGACAATACTGTCGTATTTCATTTCCAGCATGTTCTCTTCGACAACACGTGCCAGGAAATCTCTGCGCTTACCGTAAGAATCTTGCTCTGAATAAAATTCAACGCCTCTTCGAAGCATGAATGTCCGCATCTGGGCAAGGTGAGAAGACACAATCATTGTGTCTACAGACAAATCCCCTCGACGTTCTTTAGCAGCTAAGAGGATTTGCTGAAATTCACCTTTAACGGCACTGTTCGCCATATTATTTCTCTTTAGTTATTTATAGTTTAGAGCTTTTCGATCCGCTTGATTGATTCGTCAAAAATGTCCTTTGTATTATCTATAACTGGTGGAGTAAGTTGCGGTAAGTTAAAGATTCCGCTGTATGGATTTTCGCCGAACATTTTACGTTCCTGTTGGTCAGAACGAGCACGTGACCCTTCAATTGATCTGCCTAATCTACCTTCTAGCTCACCTACTCGACCTGGATCATTGGCACCATAATTAGTGATTTTACGTTTGTCATAGTCTCTACGAATATCTCTTTGACCCAGAATATTAGAATCAACGTACATATCCATGAACTTGGCAGCGGCAGCGGGACTGTCATCGGTATCGTAATATCCACCCATTGTTGCTGCACTTACTGGAGTGTCGTAAAGACGACTTTCTCCATCACCACCTCTGTAATTAAAGGTACGATTACTGCCGCCATAGTAACGACGTGAATTATCGCTATTATCAACAGTTTGATTAATCGAGTTGTCCTGACTTACAGTATTCTGGTTACCATCAATAGCAATATCATTGTCCTGAGAAATGGGAGAAACAATCGAACCAGTTCCGCCACTTACATTGCCAGTAGTCTGGCTGCCACCACCCTGAGCTGGGGGAGATGTGTTACCAGTATCAGTATCAGTATCTGTTCCAGGGTTTTGTTGTTCTAGTAGCGCGTCGTAACGAGCACGGTCTTTCTCACCAAATCTTTTTCCTTGAAGTGCTTGTGAAACAAGTAATTCATCAAGGCCATCAATACCTTCGATACCTTCAAGCCTTCTAGCACGCTCTTCACTGTTAGTTAATAGGCTTTCTCTATACTGCCTGTTCTTTTCAGCACGACTTAATTCATTTTTAAATTCGTCGCTTCCGGCTTTTCTAGACATTCGCTAACTATAAATCAAAGCTATCACTATTGTAGTCAATTTGTAAATTACCTCTTCTCAATAATCCACCCATTGTTAATACCATTGAATCTACTGCATCATCATGAGGTGAATGCCCAAAGTTCAATAGTTCATCTTCCAGTACATTCCACTTCCTCCACTTATTCCAAACCACTCGTTTATTTTCATATAATCCTAGAACGCCTCTTAATCTGGCTAATTTATCTCCCTTAAATCCTTTGACAGGGGATACGGACAAGTTGTATAAAGCACGTTGTTCAATTACTACCCTTTTGAAATCACCCTCGAATGAGTTCTGATATGCAACGGCTTCAGGCCATATTATGCACGGCGACATTGTTGGAAAAAATTGACCTTCATCGTTTTCAAGCAGGATGTTCCAGTCAGCAAGCATCTCGCAGAGGAGGTCCATCTTTTCAAGATTGCCCATGGTGCGGGCACGACGCTGATCAATCATGTAGATTTTGCCTTCTTTAATTCCACCTAACGTCATTACAGTCCAGTCGTTCTTTTCACGAAGTCCTGCACTAAGGTCAATACCTACGCCTAAACAGTCATAGTCTTCTGGGACCTCACCTTTAATAATCAGCTCAGGTGAAATTCCAACGTCGGTAGATCTGACAGCTGTATTGAGATACTGATATGCAAAGGCAACTCGATCCTCAAGCTTTCTGTCATTTAGATATTTCATGGACCAGAACTCTGGCCAGTATGAACGTTGCTTACCTTCGTCGTCAGTCAGGACCGCTTGCTGAACGATCTGCTTCCAATTGTTTTTGGGGACAAACAATGTTGCGTGTATATCGTCAAAGTGAAAGCGCGTTCCGAGACAGATTGCTCTCGCGCCCTGGAACATCGTTGGAGCAATGACGTTGGACCACGTCTGTTCCATTTCACGACGTATGTCAGGATTGTTGATTGACGCAGCGGATTTAATAGGGTCATCGATAAGTACCAACTGCGACCTCTTACTTGTGATAGCTCCTTTGAGACCCCCACACGCAATGGTGAATGCTTCTTCACCTGCCGTATCAATTCCCGCAAACTCATAGTCAATACTCCAATATTCATCGCTTCGTTTTATCTTCGATAGTCTAACCATAGGAAAGACTTCTCTGTATTTGGGGGAAGTAAGAATACCTTTGATGGTTGCTGATTTTGCCCGACTAATGTCCACCATGTAGGCGATGTACAAGATCCTCAGCATCTGCTTTGCAGCGGCATGACGGCCTATCATCCAAGCTGCAAACAAACCAAGGACAGTACTTTTTGCAGATCCACGGGGTGCGAGGATCGCAGTATTTGGTCCTGCAATTCCTAGTAGACATTCGCTATCCTTCCCTGTACATAATTCGGCATGCCACTCCAACATATGTTTGGCTGGAGCCTTTCCCATAAACTTACAAAAAGCCTGAAAGTTATCCCTTGCTTCTAATACTTCTTCTGAAGGTGCTTTGACAGTTACCTTTGTTGCTGTCATTAACGCTGATCTTTTATAAGCTAATGCAGCACTTGATATTGCCATAAGTTAAACCTTTACCCCAAGTTTAACTAATTATTGCTATCTGCGTTTTAGACCATAGTTTTTAGCTTCTCTTTCATAAGCCTGATTTTTCATACGCTGTATAGCTTTACTACGTGCTGCCATAGCTTTCGATTCTGCGAATGCAATACCCATGTCTCTCTTTAGCTCTGCATCTGCTATTTGCCGTGCAGAAGTTCCTGAACCAGCTTCATCTATGGGAGGGAGTGCTTTAGGCAGAGTGTTGCTTAATCGAATGCCTGATATGCCAACGTCAACTATCGAAGGCAGTTCTCTAAGCTCAGGGCGGTTGACAGACATTAGTTCAACTCACTGTAGATCTTCGCCCAAACAGCGTTCATTGCATTATCGATGGGTTCTGCAAAATGCGGATCATCTTTGAAGATTGCAGTTAACTCACGCATTACACGATCAGCACCTGCCAAGATTAGTCCTCGTTTATCAGTCGTCTTGTTCATTCGATCAGACGTTTCAATATGCGAGCGGAGTTCCTTTTCCAATGAAGCCAGACGAGCCGCACCATCCGAGCCTTTGATTTCGCCCGAGGTAATGGCCATTCGTAGGTCTTGTATATCGGAGTGGAGAGCAGCAATTTCGCTATTGAGTATCTCACGGCGATTCAGTTTCTTAAATTTCATTTTGACCCAACGGGCCATATCATTAAATGTACCTGGGTATTTCAAGATTCCTGCATATACCCAAATTTCAATAACTGATGGAGTTACCTCAGCAAATTCTCTGAAGTCTTCAGACTCAGCAGCAGGTAAGGTATCTAGCCACTGGTCCACGTACGTGACGTAGACCTTACCTGTTTTGGATTGTGTTGTATTCATCAGAATCCTCTAGCCAGTGAGCTAGATCGATCTTTGTCTCTTTGCTCACCTCTAGCATTGATCCGATCTTCGAAGTCGTATGTGTCTCTACCCTCTTTAGCAGTTAGTCGAATATTTTTTCTACTCTCGTCTCCTTGTACTCGATAACCTTTACGATCCTGTTGACCTTGAGTAACTCTTGATAGACGATCTTCCTCACCCTGAACTCTATACCCTCTACGGTCTTGATCACCTTGTGCAGCCATGCCTAAGCGATCCTGTTCACCTTGGGTAATTCTTGCAAGTCGATCTTCGACACCCTGAGCTCTGTAGTTCTTCCGAGTCTGTTCACCACCTGCCTGCATGTATCCAATATTTCTACCGAATTCACGGTTCTGATATTCGTCTTGCAGCTCGAACTGTTTGTCCATAGCTCGCATGCCATATCCAAACTCATCAGCACGAGCATCACGCTGGTTTCTCAACTCAAGGTCTGCACCAAACAAGGCATTATCTTTGTATAAACCTGATTGGAACTCAGACATGCCTTTGGTTAAGCCATAATCAAGTCCTTTCCCTAAGTAGTTATAAGCAAAACCCATTTTTAAATCACGGCCAAGAGTATCATTAGGATCCTCTGATCTACCCATGATTGATCTCATCATATTGTCATAAAAGCTTTTCCCCTGTTGAGTCTGATTCACACCCATATTCATTTCATTACGAGGTATCTCTCTTTGTGTTTGTGCTCCTTCTCTAGACTCAGAGTTTTCCTCTCTATCGTCAATACCGTTCTTATTGATATCTCTTTTCTCAGAAGCTCTTGACATAATTACAAGGTCAATTAACAAGACTATATTTATTCTATCTAAGTACAATGTATTTATAAAGCGTAGAAGTGTTATGCAGTTTAATTCCGTACAGTCCGGTAGCTTTTTGACGGGTGCTAAGTCAGTAACTGATAATGCAACTGATATTTATAACACTGCAATTCAAACTGGCTTTAATGCTGATCAGGTCATTAAGCAATCAAATGCTAATGATTCGGTGAAGCGGATGGCCACCGCTCGTCGTCAGGCGTCTA